TTACTCCTTCCAGAGCCAGGCAGCGCCGCGCACGCCGGAACTGTCACCGTGCACGGCCTTCAGTATCGGCGTTTCGAAACTGTCGCCGAAGATATATCTGGTGATCAGACCCGGCAATTCGCCATAGATCTCGTCGACATTGGACATGCCGCCGCCAAGCACGAAGACGTCCGGATCGACGATATTGGTCAGAAGCGCGAGGCTCCGGGCGAGTCGATCGACGAAGCGCTGGTAGACGCCGATTGCCGTCGGATCGCCTACGCGCTTCAAACCCCGTCAGCTTAGTCGATAGGGAAGAACAATTGGCCCGATGGGTCGTGTCGACCGATGCCTTTGGCAGACGTCAGAATTGCTGGAAGTAGCTCGAGCGAAATGGCAGATGTGGACGCTAGGCCTGCGGCGAAAGAGGCAAGATCGATGGCTATCAATTGGTCAAATGTCAACGTGCCAACGATCATCGCGGTAGGCTCGCTGTTTTGGTACATGGCACAGGACAACGCCAACATCAAAAGCCAGCTCACCGAGCAGGAACGATATGCCGGTGTTCGTAGCCAAATGACCGACAAGAACTTTGCGGACCTGAACGCCCAGGTGAAGCAGATGCAGGATCTGCCTTTCCGAATGGGCGCGCAGGAGGCGAAGACGGCCTCTCTGAGCGATCGTGTCGACCGGTTGGCAGATGCGATCCTGGCCAATCAGGAAGCGCTGCGAAAGGACTTCAATTCTGCCGTCGAGGTGATCCGCAAGGACTTTTCCGGCCTGAGCACGAAGGTCGAAGTCCTCGATAGCAAGATGGATTCCATCATTGACAAGCCCCGTCAGGGAGCTTCCATTCCTATGCAACCGCGCCTGTGAGGTCACCATGACAAAGGTCCCATCTCTCACGGAAATAGACGCGCTGGCCGATGAGGATATTCTGTACGTTTGGGATGCGAGCACTCCGAGCACGCCAGACAAGAAGATGCTAGGGTTGAAGCTGCGACCGGCCGGCTCCAAGATCACGCACTATCTGCGGTACGAGTCGACGATCGTCATCCCGGCCATCAACGCCGCGACGGAAGGATCGGCGGCCATCACCGTTGCTGGTGCAGCCGTCGGCGATCACGTCGTCTTCAACATGCGGGATGCATTGCCGGCCGATCTCGGCATTACGTCGGTGCGCGTCTCGGCGGTCGATACGGTGCAGGTCCGATTCCGCAATTTCCACACCGCGAATAACTATGCTGGTGGGACGCTGGCCTGCGACGCTCTGGTGATCCGCTCGATAGCGGCCTGACGTTCCCCATCATATCCGGAGATTGAGGGGAACCGGGGAACGTCCCGACACGATTTCAAACACATGACCCAAATTCCTAATCTGAGGGTCACGCGTTCGAATCGCGTCGGGATCACCAATCAATTCAATAACTTAGTGAAACATCCGTTCCCCGGCATTCCCCGGGCGTTCCCCAATTATGTTGCAGGAACGTTCTTCTGGCCGCGATGCGCAACGCGCAGCTCGGCGACTTTCTGCGTCTTTTCAAGCGTTTTTCTGTTGTAGCGCTGCGTCGTCTGAGCGTTTTTATGGTTGGCGTGATGCCGCAGGTGCTCGAGGTCGGCGCCTGCATCAGAGCCTTCAGTCACACCGCCGGCTCGGCTGTCGCGGTTCCACACGTCGGCGGGAACGCCAGCTTCGTTCGCGATCTCCCGCCACTTCTTCGAGAAGAAGCGATACCGGTAAGGCATGCCGGTCGACTCGCATTTGATCATCGGACCGACGCGCTTCTCTGGCGGCACCATGTCGATGATCTGCCGCAGGAACGGATAGGCCATCGTGTCGTGCTCGGCGACGACATCATCCACCTTGCTCGTCGTCTTGATCAGGATGCCGTTCTCGTCGATGTCGGACCACAGCAGGCCATCACGCCAGCGCTGGCCGCGATCGACGATGCCGCCGGCCTTTGCGTCGGTCACCTTCTCCCATCGGCCGATAACGTCGATCTGGCGCAAGGTGAGCTCGAACTGAAGCGCCTGGGCGAGTGCGATCGACAAGAGACCCTTTTCGATTGCCTTGTTGCAAACCGCCTGTGCCTGCTCGAACGTGATCGCCGCGGTGCGTGCCTTCGGCGACGTGAATTCGATCTGCTTCAGGATCGCCGAAAGCCGGAAGCATTCGGTGATGTTGAGCACGACACCAAACCCGATGACGATGCGCAGGAGCTGCATAGCCTTGTAGGCTCGACGGACACGCTCACCGTTCGGCGGCAGGATGATGCCCTGCTCCGCCAACTTGGCGCGGCGCTCGGCCTGCTTCTCGGTGTCCTCGGCCGGCTGCTTGAAATTCGCATACCAGCGTTTGAAGTCGAGGCCGGTCAGCTTCTCGAGCCGACGGGCGCCGACGGTCTTTTCCAGCAGGCCAAGACTCTCGTCGTACATCGCCCGGGTGTTGCTGCGGATCTCGTGATAAGGACTTTCCGGCGTCTGCTGATAGAGCCGAATCACCGATTTAAGAGTGCCGTCATAGCCGCGCTTTCCGTCGACGCCGTTGCCTGACAGCCATTCCCTGAATTCGGCCTGCAGGCCGCGGCAACGCGCCTCGATCTCCTCGGGCGTGCCTTCCAGGCGCACGGTCTTGTGCTTGTACTCTTTGGCTTTGGGCGACGAGGATTTCGCCACCCAATAGTAGGCGACACCATCGGCGCGCCTTCGGACCTTCAGGCCCGGTGCTTTTATTGCCATTTCTCTTCTCCATCGAGGCCGGGATTGGCCTCGGGCGATGATGCCGCGAGTCCGTAGCGCCGATCAAGGAAAGCCTGACAGGCGGGCCAATATCGCCGGTTTTGAAAGAGTGGATCAGGTGCCGGGAAACCCGACTTCTGCAGCGCAGGAAGCGCACCCTTCAGCAATTCCGTGCTGACACCCATGCGATCCGCGAGCTGCGCGTCTGTGAGGAAGAGCGCGCTGGCCTTGGTCACTCGGCTTCTCCTTGCTCTGGATCGGCGCGGAGCGTGGGCGGCTCAGGAAGCGGTCGCCAATGGGTGGGGCCATGGTGGTTGATGTCGCTGATCGGGCCGCCGTGGTAATCGCCTGGGGCGTTGTTCGCCCACCACCAATCGTTATCCTCGGGATGGAAGTAGGCTTCGCCCACGATGTAGTCGTCCCGGTCTTTGGTCGGCACGGCGATGATGACCGGCGTTCGGTCCTTCGGCGCGCTATCGATCGGGCGCCACTTGTCACGCTCCCGTTCTGCCAAAACGGCTTGCCCCACGGCCAGCAGCATTTCCATATGGCTCATCGGCCGGGGCAGGTGTCCGACTGCATCAAACGATAAGGCTTGGATGTCGGCGGGAAGAGCGCGGAAAGCAACGGTCGTTGGGGAGGCGGTGCGGTCGGTCATGGCTGCTCCTTGGATGCTTTTCGGCGCTCGATCTCAAGGCTCATGCTATAAGCCCACATCGCGAATCCATACTTGATCCCGCCGTCTGGCGGCCCGAAAGGGTACTGCCGAAAATTCAGATCGGTCTTCCAAATGCGCAGAGCGATCCACAAAAGCACGTCGGCTAGTGTGGTCATGGCTGCTGCTCCTTGGCTGCGAGGGCGAGGCGGTTGCGGGCGGCCATGACACGCATCATGACCCCGCTAACGTCGTCTTCGGGAAGGCACTCGGACAACGCTTCAAGTAGACTTGCGGCGCATGCCAATTCATCTTCCAGCCGCTCTATCAGCGCATCCCGGCTTTCTCCCACCGGAGAGGGAGCGGGGCATTCGCAGGATAAATATCCACCTTGCCCTCGTTCCTCATTGCCGCAGACGGCGCACGGTTCACTCTCTTCCTCCGTAACCGGAGAGGGAGAGGCGGAGAGGGCGTCAATCAGCGTTCGAACGTCGCGGTCATGTTGGCTGATGTTCTTGGTTGGGATGGCGCCTAGCTGCTGCAACAGGCGGCAGACAGCTTGCGACACTACCTCATCCCTTACCGGCGCTGCGGGAGGGGTGGAGAAAGCCGAAACGATGCGGTTTAGAGAGTTGAAGTTGATGCGCGGGACCATCTGGTGGCCGATGAACTCACCTAGATCAACGTCTATGGGGACGTCTTCTCGGTCATAGATCGCCAGCGCCACGGCCTTGACCAGATCACTGAAACTAGCTCGTCCATATGATGGCATGTCGCCGAGCATCGGCCTCGACGCAACCGGCTCCGCCTTCCTCTCGATCGCAGACCTGATACGCGCGTCGAAAGCGGATTGGGCGGCTGCTTTGGCGGCTTCGATGTTTGGGTGTTCGGTCCCTTCGTATGGCTGCTCCGATCCTACCGGGTAGCTGACATGCCAGATGGCGGGGGTCACTGTATCGTCATGCCAGAGCCGGTAGTGACCGGCTACGCTGAAGACGAACCACTCTGTCACGAACTCACCTGGCTTCCACTCAGGCGAACACTTCCACTCAAGCGCCTTGATCTCGCTCACGATCTTGCCTCCTGCGCAGCACGCGCCAAATACGTTCGATGGGAAAGGGAATTGAAAAAGGGTCTCTCGTCCGCCTCACCTGGCGCGTCACACGGGTGTGGCCGGATGGACGGGTCAGCATGAAATTCCGCAGCCTTCCGGACCCGATAACCGTCCTTGCCGATGAGATCGACGAAGTCCTCCCGAAAGAGAGACCGCCCAAGGAAAAGCCGGTCGGGGGAAGGCGGAAGCCGCTTTATGATGAGCCAGACTGAGTTCATTGGCGCACCTTGACGGCGCGATACCGCTCCCAACGCGACAGAGGGCCATTCACGTCGTAGCCCATCATTTCGTACATGGAATGCAGATCCGCATCCCACGGGACGACGGAGCGAATGCCGTGGTGTATGCCGAAGCGCTTTCCGCAGTCGGGGCAGCCGATGTGTTGAGCCGAGCCGAAAGACTGGATGACATCAAGGCGCCGATGCCAGCCGATCCGGCAACGTAGCCTACCGATCAGCTTCATTTGGACGTCTCCCCAAGTATCCGAGGAAGAGCAAGGAGAAGGGGGAGGGTTAGCATTGGTCGGCCTCCAACTTCGCGATGAGAGCATGAGCAACGTCTAGCGCTCCGTGACCTCTGTCTGGTTCGCTATCGAGATACCTATTGCCGATCATCTCTGCTTCGGTGAGCGCTTCCAAAAGCGCGGCGCGGCGGGCTTGCTCACGTTCAGCCTTGATGCGAGAGGACATCTCCGGGAAGAGTTCTTCGCGCGCGGTTGATCGTGCCAAAGCTACTGCCTGCGTCAGCCGTTCGATCTCGGCGTCTTTCTCTTCGAGCGTCACCATAAGTTTTGCGCTGAAGGCCATCACGCATCCCCCTTGAGAGATGCGCGGATTACATCGCCGGAATAGATCGATTGCGACCAGCGGATATAAGTCTCTGGTAGGCCGGCGTTGATGGCGGGCCTGCTGTCGAGAATATCTTGAAGCATTTCCGCTTCGGCCCTCAGTTCGTCGCGTTCTTTCTCGACCGCAGCGACATAGGCGGCAATCGCGCGCAACTGCCCGCAGGTCACGTTGATTGGCTCGGCACCATCGGGCATCTCAGTGCCGTCCCAATCAACCGTCGCCACTTTGATCTCCAACAGGATCTCTTTCCCCTCGTGCGACATGGAGAGATGGGTGGGGGTCATGGGCGGGACTCCGAAATCCTACGGTTGATAGCGGCGGTCACCGCGTCCTGCTGGCGATCGTTCAGCTTCATGAAGGTGCCGTGAGGGTCCGCCTGGAAATCGCGCCAGCGCTTATCAGAGATCGGGCCGGCGGCTTCGATCTGGTGGCGATCGACGCTGCAGATCGCCGACATGATGGCGCGCATGTTCGATGACGTGATCATCAGAGCCCACCTCCGAATTGCTGTCTGTGATTGTGGGTGCCGTTTCCGTCCTGATCGGGCGCATGGTTCGGCTCTGCGGCTTCCTGCTGCTCGATCAGGTCGCTGTAGCAGTGCGCTATGTCGGTCGCGATTCCGTCGGCCTCGTAGAGGTAGCCGTCATACGCGCCGTCGGTAGCGATGATCGCTGCCAGTTCCGACATCAGCACGCGGCCGAGGCGCTGTAGCGATTTGCTGTGCCTGCGCTTGTCCGAGTTCTCGATTAATTCCCGGTCGGCCTCGTCGATGGCGCGGCGCATATCCTGAAACGATCCGGCGATGTGGAGTTGCGCATTCATGTGATCAGTCTCCTAGCGAGCTTCCGCAGCTCGGCGATGATGGTTGGCTGATCCATGTTCCGGATCGCATCGCGCCTGAGCTGCTCGTGAAGGTCGTCGCGCTTCAGGCGGACGAGGATGTCCTTCGCCTTGGCGTTCGGCGCCTGCGATTCCAGAAACGCGATGATCTCCGAGCGGTTCACTGCTCACTCTCCGTCGATCAGGCCTTGCACATAGATGTTGGTGGCGTCGGCATCGGCGTCGCCGCGCAGGCGGGCAGTGTGAGCGCCGAGGATGCGTTTCGCGGTGTCGACCGTCGCCGCATCCGTGAGCCGCGGCTTGAAGCCCTCGTGCGCGGCAATGAGGCCGTCCCGGTCGATCTCGCCGGAAAGCTTCTGGTGATATTCAGTCAGAAGCGTCTTGTCGTGTGTGGGGGCCGGTTCTTGGGAGGAGGAGAGCGGACCGGCCCCCGTATCAACCTGCCGGGAGGAGGAGGCAGGCCGATCTTGTGATGTGGTTTCGCCGCGCGCCCAGGCGCGGAGCTTTCGGCCGCACTCCTCGTCCACCCGCTTGCCGGCTGGGAAGAACGGAAGGTGCTGGCTCTGGATCTTGCCGTGAACGGCTTGGCCGTCCTCGATGAGCGGAACGCCGGGATTGTCGGGCGTGACGGTGAAGCTCATCGTCATCTCGTACATGAAGCGCTTTTCGCAGATCGGCACCCATCCGGCGCTCTCGATCGCGGTCTTCTCGCGGTTCGATCTCTCGTCGAAAACTTTGACGAACTTGATCTTCTCCTCGGCGCGTAGGCAGAAGATGATGTAGGCGCGCACCTGGCGCAGCGGCGACATCAGCCGGGTTTTGTGGCGGGTCTTCGGCACCTTCCACGCCGGGGCGTTGAACTTGTCGATCTCCCATCCCTCGAGGCGGTCGTATGGCTTGCGGGCAAGGCGAGCCACCTCCTCGTCGTGCATTTCCTGCAGCCCGCCGACGCCTTCGTATTCATCCGACGTGGAGTCGATGATGATGACCTTCGCCCCTGCCCGTTCCGCCTTCTGGATCGCCTCGATGTAGGCTTCCGGGGTGAACGGCGGCTTCATGTCCATGTGCTTGAAGCGGAACTGGTCGGCGTAGTGCAGCATGCGCTTCGCCTCGGTGTCGATCGCATAGATCGGCTCGCCCTGGGCGAGTCCGGTCGCCATTTTCAAGGCGGAATAGGTCTTGCCGCTGCCTGATGCGCCAGCGATGGCGATCAGGAGGCTGGTGTCGTCGCGTACGGCGTCGGTGAATTCGGTCATACTGCTGCTACCTCGGGAAATGCGTTGTGCTCGATGCCGTCGAGGAAGCGCCCAGATGCTTTCTTCCCGACCTTTTCGATCTCGATCAGACCGACGCCCGGGAAATCGCGATTGTCATCACATTCGTCTTTGCTGACGATCTTACCGCTGCGGGTCAGGTGCAATTTGCTTTCCGCATGCTCCCAGCCCTTTGCGATCCACTCGCCGTTTTGCTTGTGGTGGAAGGGAATGCCGGCCGCGGCGCACTGATCGCGCATGCTGCGGAACCAATCGGGGTGTGTCGGCCGCGCCTTGTGTCCGCCCTGGTCGGTCTCGCCGCCGGTGATGACCCAATCGATGTCGTGCAGACTCCCGATAGTCGGTCCGAGCAAAGGTTCACAGGAAAGGAAAGCGAACAGCGGATCGACCAAGCGCTTAGCTTTGCGCAGCGCTGGCACGTTGATGTCGAACCGCGGCTGATCCTCGACTGTGGTGCCGATCGCCGCATTGCTCGGCAAACCGCCTGCCGCCTCTGCCAGCTTGACGATGTTTTGCGGACGCTTCGTCAGCAGGAGATAGACCAGGCGCGGCGTGCGGCGCATCACGTCAAAGGCCTCGGCTCGCCACTCCGGCGGCACCTGATTGTCGAAGATATCGGCGAGGCTGGCGCAGAAGACGAACGGCCGATCGCCGTCCTTCTCAGCCTGACGATTCCAGCGGATAGGATCGTTCCACGTATGGGCGCCGGTCCGGACGCGCTCGCCGTGCGGGCCCCACTGCACTTTGCCGTAGCGCTTATCCATCAGCGCTTCGGCATAGCAGCCGTCACACGCTGGCGAGACCTTGGTGCAGCCCATCCATGGATTCCAAGTGTGGCGCGTCCACGAAATTGCAGAATTCTCGGCCATGGTCGACCCTCAGAACTTAATCGAGACGTGCGGCACGTTGCCGGCGGCGATGGCGAGAACGATGTCCTTCGCCTGCTGCTCCTCGATGCCGACTTCCATGATTGCGGCCTTAGCAGCGCCCATGATCTTGGCGCGGTGCTCGCGGTCAGCCTGACGTTTGGCATCAGCCTCGCGCAGTTCCCGCTCAACACGTTCCTGCTCGGCCTTCTCGCGCTCGCGGGCCTGCCGTTCCTCTTCAATCTTGCGGGCGGCGGCTTCCTCTGCCTCACGCGCTGCACGCTCAGCGGCTTCAACACGAGCGCGGGCCTCTGCCTCGGCACGCTCGCGCGCTTCTCGCTCGATGCGTTCCTGCTCGGCCTTCTCGCGCTCGCGGGCCTGCCGTTCCTCTTCAATCTTGCGGGCGGCGGCTTCCTCTGCCTCACGCGCTGCACGCTCAGCGGCTTCAACACGAGCGCGGGCCTCTGCCTCGGCACGCTCGCGCGCTTCTCGCTCGATGCGTTCCTGCTCGGCCTTGCGGCGCTCCTCTTCGCGCTTCCGTGCCTCTTCGGCCTGACGCTTCTCTTCCTCTTCGCGGGCTTTGCGCTCTTCGGCGGCGCGGCGCTCTGCCTCCGCACGTTCCTCGGCGGCTTTCCGCTCAGCGTCCTGGCGCTCGCGCTCTTCCTTCTCAGCGCGAAGGCGGGCGAGCTCGGCGGCCTCGGCTTCTTGCTTCTCGAAAGTCTCAGCCCATCGGTTCAGAAGGTCGAGGGTCGCGGCTTGCTTGCGGGTCAGGGCCCCCGCGCTTTCCTCTCCGTAAATAGCCGGATCAAAGGTTTCGTTTTTGATGTCGGCAATCTCTGTGCGAAGGCGCGCCGACGGGCCGAAATTCGCCCTTAGATCGATGTCCATCAGGCGGGCCATCTGCTCTTCTGCCCGCTCCTGCTTCTTGGCCTGCTCGGCTTCCCATTTGTCCAGCGGCGCGCGCACCTCGTCCTTGAGCGCGTCGAAGCGCTCGCGGATCTTGCGGCGGGACGCGTCCACGGCGTTGATCTTCGCCCGGGCTTCCTCGTTCAGCTTCTTGCCGGCGTCATCGATCGCAGTCTTGGTGCGCGCGATCTTGAACGCCATCGAGGCGATGGCCTTGCGCCCCTTCTCGGTGGAGAGGTCGACCGGCATTGCCCTCGCTTCGGCCTTCACATGCTCATAGAAGTCCTCGAATTTTTTATCGTCGATAAGCACGAGAGTCGGGTTTGCTTCGACCAGGGCGACAAGCGCGGTCTCGGTTTTCGTAACGTCCATTAGACGGGCTCCACAATCTGGATCGGTTTGTAAGGAATGTTCTCGAAGGCAGGCATCGGATCGAAGCCGAGACCCTGCAGGCGCGGGTCATCGATCTCGCGGGCGCACCAACGGGTGTCGAGGTAGGCGGGAAATTCCGGGGTCACGATGCCGGTCGGGTAGCCGGGCCAATCGTTCTCGGCCATGCACTTCCGCCACAGCAGGAAGGCGGCGCTGACCATCTTGGAGCCGATCGTCTGCGCGGCCTTGTCGACGCGGGCGACGGTGATTTCGAACGGCGGCTGCTGCTCCTGCATGATGAACAGGAAGTCCAGCGCCATTTCGTGGCGATCGATCTCGGGGAAGATCTGCCGCATGACGCGGCGATAGAACATGTCCTGAAAATGATAGTTGTTGTTGTAGAGCGCGGTCTTCACCTTCTCTGGCGAAACGCTCATTTCCGTCGTCTTGTAGTCGATGATGGTCAGGCGCGGCTTCGTGACGTGAATCCGGTCCATGCGGATGCGAGTCCAGCCGCCGCAAGGATCTTTCACGCAGGCTGTCACTTCGTTGAACGGCTGGTGGATCGGCTCCACGCTGGCAAGCGAGCGCACGGCCTCGTGCTCGTTCTCGCCCAGGACGCGGCGGGCCTTCTCGACCATGGCAACCACGGTCTCATAGTCGGTCTGCGGTACCGGGATCGCGCCACGCTCCTGCGCTTCCGCACGCTCCTGCTGCGCCGCCTTCTTCTTGTAGTCGTCGTAAGGCAGGACAGCGATTTCCGTCGGCTGATTGAGCAGCATCGCGTGCGCGGCCGAACCGATCTCGCGCGCCCGGTCGTTCTTCTCTTCCTTCGCCTTCTGCTTCGTCAGCCGCGGATGTGCGGCGAAAGCATGCAGCGGGCTTTCCTCGATCAGCTTCAGCGCGATCGACCGGCTGAGGCTCGGATCAGGGCAAGGGTCTGCATGGTAGGCGACCTCGCTCATGTGGTAGAGGCCGGGCCGATCGACGGTTTCGGAGTTGATGAGCATCGTCATCGTGCGGCCTCCATCTCATCAAGAGCGACCTGCAGCGTGATCAGCGGCGCCCACCACATGACGTAGAAGAAGAAGATCGGCATCGGCTCAATCCCCGCTGTCTACGGTCATGTCGAGACCGCAATGCTTGCAGGAGCCGGGATGCCATCCACGACGCGGGTCAGCGCCGGCGCCTGCCTGGATCTCATGCTTGCAGATGGCGAACTTGACGACGCGTGCCGTCTTCTCTGGGTATGAGCGGTAGATGACGGCATAGCCGCCGCCGTCGAGGTTCGCGCCCATGCCGGCGTGCGTGAGGAAATACTGGGTCCAGACCAAGCGGCCATCGATCTTCGTCCAACCCCACTGCGGGCGCATGCTGTGACCGCAAGCCGCGAGGTTGTTGAGGAAGCCGATCGGATCCACGTCTTCGACGTTCTGAAGCTCGATCTGGCCCTTGATGATTGGCGCCAGGTCTTCGTCGAGCGTGTAGATTTTGCGAGCGACGGCTTCCATCAGACGCGCGCCTCGATCGCAAGCTGGCGCTCGTATTCCTTGACCGCCGCGAGGCTGAGCATCGCAAACATGCCAAGGGTGATGATCGTGGCGAGGAGAATGAAGTCGTTGGTGCGGGCTGCGATGCTTTTCAGCAGCGCGGCGCGGTCTGGGGCACGTTTGGAAATAGACATAGCGCTCTCCTGTGATGGGAGAACGCTACTCGATTTCGAGTGTTAATGTCAACTCGTTATCGAGTTATCTTTTCCGATAGCTGCCAACCACCAGATGGCACACAGGCCATTCCTTGCGATCAAGGGTGAATTCGGCGGGCTCGCCGTGCGGCGGATTGTATTGCTTAAGGTGCCACTTCTCGGCGGTGACCTTCGTCAGCTGTTTCAGCACCGCATAGTGGTCGCCGTTGACGTCGATCGAGCAGACAACCACCTCGTCGCCGGCCGTCGGCGGGATGTTCGGGTGGATCAAGGCAAGATCGCCCTGCCGGAATGCCGGCTCCATCGAGTCGCCGACGACATAGAGTCCATATCCGTTTTTGGCTCGGGCAAGCGGCTCCGGTCTCTTCACGTAGTCGATAGGCTCCGGTGAAACGAGCAGGGAGTCATCAACCGCGCCTCCCCTGACGGACGCGTAGATAGGAAGGTCGACACCGCCGACGAGATCAGCCTTCGGAACAACCTTCGTTGCCTGGGCTGCCGCAGCCTGTTGCGAGCCGGCGCTGAGCGGGAATGGAATGCCGAGAACAGCGGCGACTTCTGGCGCGGACCGCGACCGGGACACAGCATCGCGCTCGATCCGATCGATCGACTGCTGAGTCGTGTGCGCCATCTCCGCAAGCTGCACTTGGCTCAGCCCGCGCCGCTCGCGTTCTTCCCGCACCATTTGTCCAAACGTATTTTCCATCACTTTTAATTACCCGATTGCGGGTACTCAATCCAACTCGATTGCAAGTTACTCGATTTTGAGTTATGCGAGTAGTCATGCAAAAGAGCGATCAGCACCCCGGAATGATTAGGGCCGTCGAGTTTTTCGGCTCGCAGGCCAAACTTGTTGAAGCAATCGGCTGCTTTTCCCAGCAGACGATTTCGAGAACGTTGAACCGCGACAACGAGCCTGATCCAAAACTGGCCGTCGCGATTCACAACGCCACCAATGGTCAGGTTCCGAAGTGGATGATCCGTCCGGATCTCTTCGAAGCCCCTTCCGTCGAGGTGGCTTGATGAGTGCACAATCCTCCTTTTTCGCGGACTCTGGATTCTCGAAGCGGTGCAACAGGATTCCCCTTGTTGACGCTGTTTGTGAGATGGCGCGCCGCCTCTGGCCGTCGAAGACAGCCACCAATCTCGCCAGCCGCGCCCACATCTCCGAGCGCGCCGCTAAGCTCTGGCTTGAGGGGCGCACCGAGCCGGGCGCCGACGCCCTGGTCAACCTTCTCCGCTCCGACGCCGGCTTCGTACTGCTGCAGCAGATCATGGAAGGTTCCGGCACGCGCTGGTGGAAGGAATTCGAGCGCGGCGTGCTGATCGCCGAGCTCGAGCAGAAGCAAGAATTCCTTCGCCAGCAGCTCGACCACCTCAAGGAAGGAATGAAGTGATGCGCGGATTCGTAGCCGATCGCCTGCTTTGGCTTTCCAGCGGGCTTCATACTCTCTCTGTCTGGACCAAGGACGCTGCCCTGTGGGTTCTGACGTTCGGCCGTCGCAATCGGGGGGCTTCGCGATGATCGGCCTCCTCCTGACCATGCTCGTCCTCGCACTGCTGATCGGCCTGATGTTCGCTGCGCTCGATGCGCAGTTCGGCGAGGGCCGCAAGCATTGAACGCTTTCACGTCATTTCGCCCGGTCTGTGACTGCGGCCTGTTTCTGAACGCCGGCCTGGTCTGCGAGGACTGCGGCTATGCGCCGGCTCAAACCGATCTCGATTGCCAGCACGCAATCGAAGCAACGCCGGGCGCCCTTCCTTTCATCCGATCCACTGCCCGGCGGTTCAACCGTAGGAGCGATGGAAATGACAGACGCACAACAGGTCTCGCGGGATCAACTGAGGGCCTTCATCGAGCGCATCGAAAGGCTTGAGGAAGAGAAGAAGACGATCGCCGACGACATCAAGGATGTGTACGGCGAAGCGAAAGCGATGGGCTTCGATACGAAGATTCTGAAGCAAGTCATCAGCATCCGCAAAATGGACGGCGATGAGCGGATGGAGCAAGAGGCCATCCTCGACACCTATCTGCAGGCGCTCGGCATGGTCCCGGCCGCTGAGGATGAAGCCTGATGGCGGGCTTCTCCCGCAACAGCGTGGAGGGCAAGGCGGCTTCGGGTCGCCTTGCTCTCGGCCGTCTGAAAACTGGCGAACGCAACAAGACCGAACAGCAATACGAGGCGATGCTTGAGGACATGCGGATTGCCGGCGATGTCCTCTGGTATCGGTTCGAGGGCGTCAAGCTGCGCCTCGCCGACAACACATTCTACACCCCTGACTTCGCCGTGATGCTCGCGACCGGCCTCATGGAAATGCACGAGGTCAAAGGATTCTGGCAGGACGATGCCAGGGTGAAGATCAAGGTCGCCGCTGAACTCTATCCCTTCCGTTTTATCGCTGCCGTCCCTCGCAAGAAGAAGGACGGGGGTGGCTGGCATGTCGAGGTTTTCGAATGAGCGAATGGACAGAAGAACGCATCGAGCAACTGAAGAAGCTTCACGCGGCTGGTCATAGCGCCTCGCAGATCGCTGCAATGATGGGCGGTGTTAGCCGCAACGGGGTGATCGGCAAGATTCATCGGTTGCGACTCCCTACGATGGCTAAGCCGCGGGCCTCGGCAAAGCCTCGCGCTATCAAGATGCCGGTGCGGAAGGCTGCGGCGGTACCGGTCAAGGCGAAGGCAACACCCGTCGTTCCGCCGCGCGATCTGCCAAGAGATATTGAAAGCGTCGCGCGTCCATCTCCGGTCCTAAAGCGCATCATGGATGCCGATTGGGATGGCCGGCACGAATGCCGCTGGCCTGTAGAAGGCGAGAAGGAACAGACCCGGTTCTGCTGCCACCCTGTCTCGGGCGAATCCTCCTACTGCGAGTATCACCGCCGTGCGGCTCGGGGCGAAGGCACGAAGAGCGAGCGCAAGGTTGCGCCGATGCCGATCAAACGGGTGGCGTGATGGGAAAACGCTCCTCATTCGTTCGCCTCGAGCGCGATGCCTATCAGACCATCGATCCGCGCGCCGTCGACAAGCTGATCCCACACCTGCGCGGAGTGAAGTCCTTTGCCGAGCCCTGCGCTGGTGAAGGCTATCTCGTCGGCGAGCTGCAGCGGCATGGATTCATCTGCGCCTATGAAGGCGACATCACTACCGGCCTCGATGCTCTCGTCCACCCTTTCGACGAGGAAGCCGTCTTCGACGTGATCATCAGCAACGTGCCGTGGCGGCGCGACATCCTGCACATGATGATTGAGCGCTTTCAGGCGATGGCGCCGACATGGCTCCTATTCGATGCCGATTGGGCTCACACCAAGCAGGCCGCACTGTATCTCGATCAGTGCAGCCACATCATCAGCGTCGGGCGCCTCAAGTGGATTCCCGGCTCTCCGCATACCAGCAAGGACAATTGCGCCTGGTACCGCTTCCACGCTCAACACGTCGGCGGTCCGCGCTTCATTGGGCGTGAGGTCGCCAATGCTTGAGCGCGTCTCCTACCACGCCGTTATCCGTTACCTCGAGCGCGTGCTAGGCCTGCCGGTGGATGAATGGCTGAGGGCAAGGAGGCGCTCGGAGAGAACATCAAGGCCGCGCACTGCTGCGAGCGTGCTGGCCTGCCGGTGGATGCGGTTCGCCTCTCGATGCTGACGGAGCCCGTAATGCGCGCCATGCGCTCGCGCTCTCAGAAGACGAAGGTGATCACGCGTGAGGCGATATACGTCGTCACCCAGGGCAGCTTGGTTACCGTCCTGGCGCCGACGATGCAGGCCTACCGGAAGAAGAAATATAAGGCTCACAAGAGCCGCCGGCTGGAAGAGGTGTGATCTTGAGCAAGATGCCGTGGATCCGCTTCTTTCCGTCCGATTGGCTCGCTGGAACGCGTGGCATGAGCGCTGTCGAGACTGGCGTCTACATCACGCTCGTCGCCACCATGTACGAGCGCTGCGAACCGATCCCGGAGGATCATGCGCGCCTAGCGCGACTCTGCGGTGCCTCGAACTCGGCTTTCAAGAAGGCGCTCGATACCCTCGTTGACGAGGGGAAAATCACGCGTGTCGGCGGGGGTCTTTGGAACGATCGTGTCGAAAAAGAGCAAGTCTACCTCTCGGAAAAGTCAGAGGTAGGATCAAAGGCAGCTCGTGCGCGCTGGAATAAAAAAGATAATGAAAACAACAATTCCAATGATGCAAACGCATTGCCGACGCATAGCGAGGGCAATGCTAACCAGAAGCCAGATACCAGAATAGATTCCTCTTCACTTCGTTCAGAGGAACGCGCGCCCGCTCCCAAGCCCAATTTCAAGGCTGAATTCGAAAGCCATTTTTGGCCGATCTATCCGAACAAGGTCGGCAAGCCGAAAGCGCTTGAGGCGTTCATCAAGGCCCGGTCGAAAGCCGACCTCGAAACCATCATGGCGGGACTGCGCCGGTACGTCGCCAAAACCGATGACCGGCCGTGGTGCAATCCCGCGACCTGGCTCAATCAGGAACGATGGGGCGATGCGCCGGCGATGGTGCCGCGAGGCCAGCCGCCGCCTCGTGAGCCTGATCTGGCGGATTTGTTCAACGAGCGTGCAAGGCAACTGAGGGATTTCGACGATGACGGACGGACGATTGAGGGAAGCTACCACGGCGGAGATCTCGACCGCTCTCGGCAAGCTCTTCCGGGCATTGCCGCCCCGCAAGGCGAGCCCCGGGGAGCTCGAGGAATCGTACCTGATCGCCTGCCACAAGTGCACGAAGCACGCGATCGAGACGGTGGTGGTGAAGGCGATCCGCGGAGAGCTGGCGCAGCTCTCGAAATCATTCGCTCCGTCGCCAGCCGAACTATCGACGGCGATCCGTGAGGAAATGGAATTCGTTCAGAAACAAATCGCCCTGGCGCAAGAGCGCATGCAGCTCGAGGACAAGCGGCCTGTCGCTGCGCCTGCAAAGCTGCTGCACGAGCGCGTTGCCGACGCTGAGCGAGAGATGGCGTCGGAAGGCCGCGCGCTGCTGTTCAAGGTGTTGTCGCATGCTGACATGCTCTCCCGTCGACGTGAAATGCCGACGGGCTCGGTCTACAGGGCCATCCTCGGCGCGGTTTACGGACCGCCCGGCTCCGCCAGCGCCGCGCAGCCGCCTCCGGACGACGACGATATTCCGTGGTGACGTGAGACGAGATGATGCGGGAATGACGCACGATGAGACATTTGGCACAGCTTAAGCGATCAGAAATTTACGTCTCGGCCCGCGATGTCATGGACCGTTACGACATCTCGCGCTCCACTCTCGATCGCTGGATCAAAAAGCGCGGTTTCCCGGCTCCGCGCATGATCGTAGGCAAGCGTCATTTCCTGCTGTCGCAGGTCGACGCTTGGGATGTTGAGCAATGCGGCGTCGAGGCTGAACCGCAAGGCGAAATCGCCTTCGGCATGCCGATCGTTTCCGGGCTGGTCCAGAGCTATGACGATCTGGTTGCCGCGATGATAGAGCGCCGCAAGGATCTCGGCCTATCCTGCATCGAGCTCGACGCTCTGTCGGGCATGCAAGAGGGCTATGCGAACAAGCTGGAAAACTGGCGGAAGCAATACGGGCGCGGCATGGGGCCCGACACATTCCCGCTCTGGCTCGGCGGGCTTAGGCTCGGCCTGGTCCTCGTCGAGTTGCCACGCAGGCCGCGGAAGAGGAAACAGGCAGTAGGAGAACAAGCATGAAGCGGCGCGGTTTTCTCGGTTTCCTCGGTGGTGCTGCCGCCGCCGGTCCAGCACTGGCAAAGCAGGCTGCTGATCCTGTCCTGCGTCAGGCTGGGTTCCCTATGGGTGGTGAGGTGGCCGGCGCCGCTCTGATGCCTGCGCCTGCGCCGCCTGCCGGTGCGATCTCAAAAGCGATAAGGTGGATTCGGAAGCAAGGAATTCCGGCTTGGAAGATGCGCGAAATCAGTCAGCGCGCTAACTATGAGCGGAGATACGGCCTTGACCCTGACCTGGCGTGCCTTGTTTCCGTATCGCCTGGTTGGAAGGCGAGAACGCAACGCAGTCGCAATTTAGAGCGAATGATCGAGGAATCGGTCTCAAGGATAGGCCACCATCAAGAGCGACATGGCTATCTTGGTAAGCTGCAAGAGAAGTTCGGCATTGATGCCGACTGGTACGACTGATCGTCAATCAGCCTTCATCGTGATCTTGACCGGCCGCGTGATCACCAGTGATGTCGACAGCCAATCGAATTCGACACCGATCGAGGCAGCGGCGCAGGCCATCGTATAACGCCGGCGCGCCATCGGATCGATTTCCTTGTTCGGGCGCTCGAAGTCCTTGATTGCCGCCGCGCTGAAGCCGATCAGCGGCGCCAGTTGCTCCCGGGATAGCTCCATCACCTCTTCGCGCCACCATTTGCACTTCAAGTGCTCCGGTGCGTCGGCGGGCGGTCGTTCCATGCGTTGCTGATCCTGGGTGCTGGCGTCCTCGGCAACATGCATATTTCGGGTTACCGTGTCCATCTGGATTGCTCGACAGCTCAGGGGCGTGATAAAAGCGGGCATCCTTTCTGTGAGGATAGCCCTTCGGGGTGGGGCGCGGGTGCTGGCAAAACTCCCGCGCCTTTTTCGTGTCAGGCGGTCACCGCCTCGAGCGCATATTCCGGGAACGTGTCGCGCTGCACGCGTCCAAACGAGGTGTACTCGACGCTGTAGCCGGAAGAGGTGCGGCGCTTCACGACGCCCTCGACCTTCATCAGCAGGCGCGTGGCAATCACCTTGTCGCCTGCCTTGAACTTGTGCTGCACCTCGGCCTTGCCGGTTCCCTTCGTGACCAGATCGACATGATGCTTGCCGACGGTCTGGCAGAAGCCGCGATCGGTGAAGTTGATTGCGAAGGTCTTCGTATTGACCTTCGTCACAATGCCGACGCCATACAGGCAAGACTTCACAGTGTCGCCAACCTCGATGTTAGAGCGGGCCTGCCGCTCCTCTTCGCGCTGGCGCTCTGCATCGCCCTTCACGCGCGCCGGCTCGAGCCATTTAGCTTTCTGGCGGAGCTTATTCGCCTCGGTGCGCTCGGTCATTTCTGTTTCGAACGCCTTGTTAAAGCGGTCGATCAACGCGCGGTGGCGGCGCTCGGAGTGGTGCCCGATCTTCACCGGCTCGCCCAGGCGCAGGAAGTCGCGTTCGTGATCGCCGATGCGGCCATGCGCCTTATGCGCGCGCTTATCCGCTGCCTCTGCCTGTTTCAGCAGGCGCTCGCGGTACCTGTCCTTGCGGGCCTGCCGGATCTCGCGCAGGCGCTCCCCTGCCGCCTCAGTTATTTGCTCTTCGCGGGCCTCGTAAGGCTCGACGATCAAGCCCTGCTCGAGCGCATAGGCAGTCACCGCTTCCGCCTTGTTGGCTGCGATGATGTAGGCCTTTTCGCTGTAGTCGAAGATTGCGCCATTGGTGCGCAGCACGCGGCGGTGCGTGTAGGTGTCGCCGGTGATGATGAAAGCGTTCTTCATGGTCCCGACCTCCTTAAACGCTCAACTGTGCGTAGGCTTCGGGGCACTCGTAGCGGATGGCGTCACCATCCCACATCGGCCCGTTTATGCCGGCGAATTTCGGCTGACCGCGCAGCTCCTCGCGCTGATGCTGGTTGTCGTTCAGCCGGGTGAAGGCATAGCCGCGGATTTCCATGAAGGGGATGAGGTTCTCGGCGTCGACCTCGTGCGTGAACCATTGGCCGTCGACGATCTGAATAATGCGGGCTTTCATCGTGATTGTCCTTGTCTGTGAGTTGGTGAAACCGGCTGGCAACCGGCAGACAGATACAACCACAGGCCACCCAATCTGTCAACAGCATGGGGTGTTTAATATCCGATAAGCGGCATACTAGGGATATTAACCACCCTATCAGGATGATGCACGATGAGACACTATGGGTATTAACCACCCCACGAAATGTTTAAAGGAAATCATGCTAATTTTAAGCCATTGACAATACAGCATAAAAAACCTGTGCTTTGCGTCCTTTTCTCCACAGGTGCTTATATCGCGCGGCGGTTCCCCCTTCTCCCCTTGCTCCCGCCCTCTCCTCCCTTCGGTCGGGACAAGATCGGAGCGAACACAGAGAGCAAGACGAGCAAGCGATGGGCATGCCTTCCAAGACCACAGCCGATTACCGGCACGCCGGACAGAAGGCCGCCGCCGCCCTCCGGAAAGAGAAGAAAGAACCCCGTCTCACCGACAAGCAGCGCGCCCTCATCGACTTCATGGTCCACGAGGGTATGGACCGCAAGCGAGCCGCTGAAGCCGCTGGCGTCACTGACGAGACAGCCCGCCTCGCTCTCCGAAATCCCCAAGTGCTCGCTTATCTCAATGAGGAGATGGAGGTGTTGAGAACGGGCGCGAGGCCACGTGCCTTGCGTAAGATGGCCGATCTGCTCGACGCCAAGACCGAGCGCATCCAGTTCGAGGCGGCTAAGTATCTGGACGGTATGGACAGGCCGAGCCATGCGGTAGGCGCCACACAGGTCAATGTGCAGGTCACCAACACGGTGAACGTGACGCCTGGCTATGTCATCGACCTGAGGCCGGGCGAGTTCAACGAGGCTGCAGGTGCACAACAGATAGAGCATCTGGCGCATGAAGAGGCTATCTCATTGGAAGAGTTAGCAGTTTCGGAGGACGTTCCCCTTGAGGACTAGGGAACGCGGCCCCCGTACCCCCTTTGTTCCCCTGAAATCGCGCTTGGGAGGGGGTGGGGGGAAAAATCGTGGCTCTGCTCCCAGTCCACCCTCACCCACACGATTTCCCCTTTTGGGAGATTGGCAGTCGGAATTTTTTTAACCTCTGAGGAGTTCGAGCGATGGAACTGACGGTGACATTCGGATGGTGGCTTCTTCCCTTAGCGGTCACGCTGCTGTCTTTCGGCTTCAGCCTCGTCCGAGTGGGTAAAAGCGAGCCTTACGGCGATTACGGCATGATCGGTCAGGCCCTTGCGTTCGCGTTCATGATGGCGCTCTCGCTGATTGCCTCACTCGTCGCGTGGCTAATCTGGGCGCTGGTGGCCTGATGCTGCAGATCGAGGAACCGGATCGCCCGCTGCAGCTGCCGAAGATCGAGCTCGATGCTCAGGGGCGGAAGATCTACAAGCCTGACGGGGCGGTGTTGCGGGATTTCCTGCGCTGCCGGAAGCACGTTTCGGTGATCCGCGGTTCGATCGGGTCGGGCACGTCGACGGCCTGCATCATGAAGATGTGGATGATTTCGTGCGAGCAGCGGCCGAACGGCGATGGCGTCAGGAAGACGCGTTGGGCGGTCTGCCGCAACACCTTCCCTGATCTGAAGAACACGACGGTCAAGTCCTGGCTCGATTGGTTCCCCGAAGAGATGTACGGGCGGTTCTATTGGGATCGGCCGTATAAGCACATCATCCGGCTCGGCGACGTCGAGATGGAAGTGATCTTCCTGGCGCTCGATAGCGAAGACGACATTCGCAAGCTGCGGTCGTTCGAATTCACCGGCATATGGTTCAACGAGCTCGAGTTCATCGATAAGGCGATTCTCGACGAGGCGGAAAGCCGAACCGGCCGATATCCGGCGGTGAAGGACGGCGGCGCGACGTGGGACGGCGTGATTGCCGACATGAACGCGCCCCGCGAGGATCATTTCATTCCGCTGATGATGGGCGAGGTGCCCCTTCCCGACGATTGGACGGAAGAGGAGCGGCTTGCCTTTCGGAAGCCAGACAACTGGGGCTATCACGTGCAACCGCCGGCCATGCTCGAGATCAAGGACGCTTCCGGCACGTTGATCGGGTACAAGATGAACCCGCTGGCGGAAAACACGCGGTGGCTGAAGCCCGGCTATTACGCGGAAAAGATCAAGGGCAAGACGAAGCAGTGGATCGACAGTCGCGTCCTCAACAAGATCACGGTTTACGTCGACGGCAAGCCCGTCTGGCAGCAATTCAATTCGGACATCCACGTTTCCGACGCGCCTCTTGAGCCTATTCCCGGCTGGCCGGTCTATGTGGGCCTCGATTTCGGCCGAAATCCCGCATGCGTCGTGGGGCAGCTCGTCAACAATCGCTGGCGGATCTTCGCGGAACTGACGGCGCGCGGTGTGGGCGCGTCGATTTTCGCACCCCTGGTGAAGCAGTTGCTGGATAGGCGCCTTCGCTACTGGACGCCAGCGAACAATCACGGCGATCAAGATGCCTATCAGGTCGAATTTTTCGGTGATCCTAAGGGCGAGGACGGCACCCAGGCGGACGAAACGACGGCTTACGACATCTATCGTAGCCACGGCATGCCGGTCCGGCCCGCACCGGTCAAGAACAACCACATCGAGACCCGCATCAACGCGGTAGAATACGCGATGATCACGATGGTGAACGGCTATCCGCGGTTTCTGGTGTGCGGCACGAACTGCCGGACGCTGAAAGTCGCCTGCGCCGGTGGCTATCACTTCGCCCGCATCAAGGGCACGTCCCGGCACAAGGAAGAACCTGAGAAGGATCGATATTCCGACGTCGCCGACGCCTGCCAGTACATGGTTCTCGGCGCTGGTGAAGGCCGCGTGGTCACCGGCGGGCAGCACAAGGGCGGGGGAAAGCCCGTCGACATCAAGGTCAAGAAGAAATCGAGGCGGCGCGGTGGGTTCTGAGCGGGCATTTGGCGGATTGCGGCTTTCCGAGTGCGAGCCGAAGGATTGGTTCCTCGTTTTCCATGAGGATTCGCCGAAATGGTGGATCCGCTGGCTCGCGCGCGGCCGGTTCAAACATGTTTCCGTGTTCGGGGTCGTTCCTCGCGCGAATTCGTGGGTCTTCTACGACTTCAACCTTGACCGGTCCCGCGTTTACGTCGTCGCCAACCATGAGGCGGACATCGCGATCGGTCATTTCAGCAGCCAGGGCACCGTTGTGCGCGTGGCGCGCCCGATCGGGCGCGATGGTGAGATCAATCTTCGGCCTGGCTGGTGGTGCGTCCCGGCCGTCGCCCATATCGTCGGCCTGCGGGGGTGTGCTTTGCGACCTGATGCCCTTTTTCGGCAATGTCTCGCCCAAGGTGGCGAAATTATCGAGCCGAAAGGTGCCGGAAATGAAGGTCAAGACCCCGAGCCAGAAGGCTGATCCCGAGCTGCAGCGCCAGCAGCAGGCGGCACAGCAGGAAAAGATCAACGCCATTCAGGACAGGCTCGGTACCGAGACCGATCAGGCTCTCCGGTATTTCGGTGCCCGACGCGCGCTTTCCGGCGCGCGCGGCTCCATGCTCACGCGCTGAGGGTATAAGACTTGGCGAAAGATCCGAAGAAGCAGGCTATTGCGCCGCAGTTTCCTTCCGAGGCTGTCTCGAAAGACGCGCTTCAGCGCCTAGCCGACGCCCGCGCCCAGAAGAACGAGGCGGAGAAGGATCTTCAGGAGGCATATTTTTTCACCCGGCCGCGCCTGTGCTGGGACGTGAAATCGACGACTTCGACGAAGCGCAACAGGGATCGCGAAAGCGAGCAGGAAGACCTTGCGACCGGGATTGGATCGGAAGTTTCAGAGGATTTTGCGACGGAGGTTATTTCCGCGTTTTTCCCTCAAGGCACGAATTGGGTGGAGTCCACGCTCGATGAGTCGGCTGTCGTCGATCTCGAACCGACCGATGTCGCGGACCTGAAGAACGAGGCGAAGGAGCGGGATGGGAAAATCTTCTCAGCTATCCGCGCTTCGAACTTCGAGGCGGAGTTGGGCGATGCTCTAGATCCTGATGCCTCGGTCGGGACGGTCGGCTTCTGGATCGACAAGCCGCACAACACCCGGCCGATCTCCGTGCAGCACGTCCCGGTGCGCGAGCTCGAAATCAACGTCGAGTGCGACGGCTCGATCGGCGATCGCTTCCGCGTTCGGCACGTCCGTGCTTCGAAGCTTCGATCGGTGATCGGCAATGTCCCGCTGCCGGAAAAGGTGACGCGCAAAATTGCCTCGTCTCCGATGACGAAGCTCGAGGTGGTGTGGTGCTTCTGGCGCGATTGGAGCGATCCCGAAAACGACAAGTGGAAGCACGTGCTTCTCGTCGACAAGACGGCGGTGCATCAGTCGATGCTCGATGGCGAAGGCTGCTTGCCGCTGATCGTCGCCCGGTTCTCGCCGGACAAGGAATTCTCCTGGGGGTACGGCCCGGCGATCAAGTCGCTGCAGGAATTCCGCGTCCTCGATGTGATCACCGCGGCGACGCAGGATCGTGTCGACGTGGCGATCGCGCCTCCGATCACCTACCCCGATGACGGCGTGCTCGATTTCGAGGGCGGGATCGAGGCCGGCAAGGCCTACCCGGCGCGGCCGGGTTCCGGCCGCGATATCGCCAAGCTCTATTTCGAGGGTGATCCTGATCTCGGTTTCTACACCGCGACCGATCTCGAGCGTCGGATTCGGCGCAAGTTCTTCGCCGACTATCCGGAGCAGAAGGGCGACACGCCGCCGACGGCGACGCAGTGGGTCGACGAGATGGTCATGGCGCAGCGCCGCATCGGCACGCCCGGCAAGAAGTTCTGGCGCGAAGGGCCCTATGAGATATACCGGCGCTTCGAATGGCTGCTGAAGAAGGACGGCAAGATCCAGGACGTCAGCCTCGACGGCCAGTCCATTCCGCTGATCCCGAACAACCCGGCGACGCAGGCGGCTGATAATCAGAAGCTTCAGACCGGCGTGCAGGTGCTCGGAATCGCGAAAAGCTACTTCCCGGAAACCTCTGCCGCGGCTATCGACGAGCGCGCCACGATCGAGAATATCCAGAAACTCGCAAAGGATGATGTCGTCGTTCTGCGCAATCAGCAGCAGACGAGCGACCTCCTGCAGACCGTTCTCGGCGCGGCACAGGATGCCGGCGTTGTCCCGACAGGTGGCCCGCAATGAAGCTTTCCGACGAAGAGGTGAGGCACGCGCTGCGCTGGTTTGCGCGCCAGCCCGAAAGCATTCCGTTCTTTGCCTGTCTCGAATCCATCGTCGACGAAATCGGCCCTGTCGATACCTGTGCTTTGCACGCTCATAACGAGCGCCGCAAATTCGCTGCCAATCTGATTGCGATGGCAGAGAGTGAAAAACGCGATGGACAGGACAGCGACAGGACACATGCGCCCAAACGAGGAAATCAGCCAGGAAAAAGCCAGAGCCGGTTACGGCGCGGCCCCGCTGGCCGGTCGTAGCCCGGGCGCTTTCGTTTTCTCAGGAATCGGACCGAGGATCACGCTGGCGCCGGAAGGCGGCGACGGCGGTGGATCTGGCGGCGGTTCCGATGGCGGTCAGGGCGGTGGCGAAGGTGCGGGCGGAGACGGCGCCGGCGATAACGGCCAGGGCGCTGACGGTGGCGACGGCGGCAACGAACCGCCTGCCCGTCCCGACTATATCCCGGAAGACTGGTGGGATGCCGAAACGGGCTTCAAAGCCGACGATTTCAACGCCCTCGTCGCCTTCAAGGCGGAGCATGACGCCAACCTCGCGCAGGTGCCGGATAGCGCCGACAAGTACGAGGTGAAACTTCCGCAGGATTTCAAGCTGCCGGAAGGCTTCAAGCTGGCGGAAGGTCAGGAAACCTTCATCGACGAGAGCGACCCTCGCGTTGCCGCGGCTCGCGAGTACGCCCACGCCAACAAGTTCAGCCAGGCTCAATTCGAGGGCCTGATCGCGCTCGGCGCGCAGGCGGATATCGCTGAGCAGACCAAGCTTTCCGAGGCTGTAGAAGAGCAGCGGACGCAGCTTGGCAGCAAGGCGCAGGACCGCATCAATGCCGTCACGACTTGGCTTGGCGCCAAGGTTGGCGGGGAACTTGCCGCCGCTCTGACCCCGCTGATGTACACGGCAAAGAGCGTGCAAGCCTTTGAGGCGCTGATGCGTCTCAACAGGGGAGATGTACCGGGCAACCCCGGTGCCGGTCGCGATGCTGGAAGAACCGAAATTTCCGATGACGAGTGGGCGAAGATGTCCCCGACTCAGCGGATCAATTACGCCCGTGAGCACTCCAAAAAGTGACGGCCTGAAGGAGTCCCGAAATGCCCGAAATTATGACGCTCCCTGAATATGCCAAGGGTCTCGAAAAGACCAGCATCGAGCGCCCGCTGATCGAAACCTTTGCTGAGCACTCCGACATCGTTCAGGCCCTGCCTTTCGATGGCTTCTCCGGTGCTGCCTATGAGGGCTACCGCGAGACCGACATCGGAACCGCCGGCTTCCGTGCGATCAACGAGGCCGCTGGCTCCTCGAAGGGCAAGATCGCGCCCTTCCAGGAAACGAGCTTCCCGATCGACACGATCCTGAAGGTCGACAAGGCCATTCTTCTCCGCCATGGCGAAAGCCGCCGCGCGAAGGAAGAAGCGATGCAGATGAAGCGCCAATCGCAGCTCTTCACCGACACCTTCATCGACGGCGACAACACCTCGAACCCGAAGGAATTCAACGGGCTCAAGGCGCGCGCCAAGGACTCCGCCGGCCGGTTGATCCACAATTCTGGCGCGTCCGGTGGCGCCGCTCTTTCGCTCGCCGCGCTCGACGAGGCGATCGACAACACCGCGAACCCAACGCACCTCATCATGTCGCGAGCCATGAAGCGCCGGTTCATCGCAGCGATGCGCAACACCTCGCTGACGGGCCACATCCTTCAGACCCGCGACGGTGTCGGAAAGCCGGTCCTCTCCTATGCGGACCTGCCGATCCTCACCGGCTATCCGAAGGACAGGCACTCCCTGCTGCTGCCGTTCAACGAGGTTGCTTCCGGCGGCGGTTCTGCTGTCACCACCTCGATCTTCGTCGTGTCCTTCATGGATGGCGGTCTCAAGGGCATTCAGCTCAAGAGCATCGAAGCCCGCGACATGGGCCTCCTCGAAGACGCGGTGAACTACGGCACCAACGTTTCGTGGGATGTCGGTCTCGTCGACGAGGGTGACTTCTGCGTCACCCGCCTCGACTCCGTCGCTGACGGCGCGATCGTCGCCTAAGGCAATCGGGCCCGCTTCGGCGGGCCTTCGCCCTTTCGTTTTGAGAAGGAGAATGACCGATGGGTCAGAGGGTTTACAATCAGGATCTCGAACTGATCCTTGCCGACGGTGCTGCGGCTGTCACCGCAGACGGTCAATCCCAGGTTGGCGGCGCCGCTGCCGAGAAGAAGCTCGGCCCGGGTCGCTTTGAAGGCGTTCTGATCGTCGATGTCTCGGCCATCGACATCGTTAGCAATGACGAGCTCTATCACCTGTGCCTGCAGGGCGCCGCGAGTGGCGACGATGCGTTCACGACGGTCGAAAACCTTGCGCAACTCACGCTCGGCGCAACGGAAGTTCGCCCGGGCGGCGCCATCGATTCCGTGATCGGACGGTATGAAATCCCGTTCACGACGGAACAGCACGACACCGTGTATAGCTGGGTTCGGCTGTACGTCGATGTCGCCGGCACCACGCCGTCTATCACGTTCAAGGCTTGGATCGCAGAGCGCTACTAAGCGCTCTCGTCCACCTTTAGGCGCAACTGGAAACGAGAACGATGCCCGACAAGCAGACGATCTACCACAAGGAACACGGCGCGGCCGAAATGGCTGCGATCGACGCGCGCTCCGCGTTGCAGCGGTGCCCGAACGAGTGGGCCGCGAAGCCCTGGCCGAAGGAAGACAAAGCAGCAGCCGAAAAGGCTGCTGCTGACGCCAAGGCCAAGGCGGATGCGGACAAAGCCGCCGCCGAAAAAGCAGCAGCCGAAAAGGCGAAGGGCGAAGACAAGAAGGGCTGAGGTCAGTCGCTCACCATCGCGACCGGCTGGCTGAGGAAACCGGGGGTGGCAACGCTCCCGGTTTTTCTGTGTGCTTTGCTGGCCTATCCGGATTTCGTCACTCTCCCGGCCATGGACAAGCTCACGATCATCAATCACGCCCTCATCGCCACCGGCAATGATCCGGTGAACGTGCTCAACGATCCGTCGGATGAATACCGTGTGGCGAATGATGCATTCGACCGGTGGATCAGGTTCCTCGCGGCGCGGCATTCCTGGCCATTTGCGATGACGACGGAATTGCTTGTCCGCGTCCCGGATGCCGACAACAAGTCTCGGCGCTACTCGAAGAACGGCTTCCGCCTGCCGCAAAACACGCTGCATGTGAAGGAGGTCTTCAAGGATACGCGTAACCTCACCGATTACGAGATCATCGGGACCGTGCTCTCCTGCAATTACGATTCGGAGATCTATGCCGCCGTCGTGAAGATGCCGCCGGATCAGGATTGGCACCCAATGGCTGAGGAGGTGCTAACACGGTACGTCGAAGCTGGTTGTCTGCGCGGTCTGAACGAGGAGTTTTCGGAGGCGACGCGGCGTGAGCAGAGCGCTGAATTGCTGCTCGAGGAAGCGCGGCCGCACATCGACCAACAGAACCCGGCCCGCAACATCTACAAATCGAAGATCGCCGCAGCTCGAAGGACTCGCCGGATATGAGCCTCGAGGAAATCGTCATCCGTCAGCGTGATTTTTCCGCTGGAGAGATCGACCCCGACGCGATCAGGCGTGACGATACCGACGCGCTGCGCGCTGCGGTGCGCTATGCCCGCAACATGGTTTCGAGGCATACGGGCGGGCTGACGCAACGCCCGGGGCGTCGATTCCTCTTCGAGGCGGATGGCGTGATCGGCGAATTCAAGCCGTTCGACGATATCTCCTATCGCGTCGTTTTCGTCGCCGGCGGCGTTCGCGTCCGGACCGAGGACGGCGCGCTCGTTGCTTCCCTGTCGGCGCCGTGGGCTGCTGCAGATCTGGATTCGCTCGTGTGGGAAGCAGACGAGAACGAGATTTTCGTGTGCTGGTCGGGACAGACGCAGGTGATTTCCGTGTCACCGTCGACGGGCGCCTGGTCGATCGCCAACTACAGCTTTTCGACCGGCATTGATGGCGCGGTGCGGACGCCGTTCTTCCGGTTCACGGCGACTTCCGGGATCACGCTGAAGCCGTCGGCGCTCACCGGCAATATCACGGTCACGTTCTCGCAGGACATCCTGAACTCGCAGCACGTAGGCTCGATCTTCCGCTATGCCGGCCGGCAGCTTCGCATTACCGGCGTCACGAATGCCAAGGTCGGAACGGCGACGGTTCTGGAAAAGCTGCCGTCGACTTTCATTTTCAACGTTCCGAGCAGCGATGGCTTTTCCGTCGGCCAGACCGTCGAGACAGACACCACGAATGTGAAGGCGGAAGTGATTGCTGTTGCCGCCGGATCGGTGACAGCGGTTGCCATCACAAAACTCACGACTCCGCAGAACGGAGAAAAGCTCGTAGGCCCGACGGCGACGACGACGATCAGTTCGTTTTCGACCACGACTCCGGGCGCGACGGTCCAATGGGACGAGCAGTTTATTTCCTCATATCGGGGGTGGCCGCGCTCGGTCTCGAAGGATCGCCAGCGGCTCATCTTCACGAATTTCGCGCAACTCAAGAATGCGGTCTGCTGGTCGGCGACAGGCGACAATCGTGATTTCGAGGTCGGCGGCGATCCCGACGACGCGATGTTCGAGACGATCGATGCAGAGTGCCAGGTCTATTACATCGTCGGCGGCTATGACGAATTCGCCATCACGGACAAGGGCGTCTATTACATCCCGGTTTCTGTCGGCACGCCGCTGCAGCCGGGCTCTGTCGAGTTCCGCATCATCTTCTCGAGCGAGATCGCCAACATCAGGCCTATTCAGGTGACGGAAGGCGTGATCTTCGTCGATAAGTCGTTGAATGGGGTTTATGCGATCAGCGCCACAGGCCAGACCGCGCGGCCATACATCGCGACGGAAGCGAACCGCCTGCATCGCCACCTTTTCTCGGGCGTGAAGTCGATCGCGGTCAGCTCGGCGACGAGCGTCTTCCCGGCCCGGCAGATCTATGCGGTGAACGCTGACGGAACCGTTGTCGTCGGCCAGTTCAATTCCGACAGCGAATATATCGGCTGGCTGAAATGGGATGGTGAAGGCGAGGTGCGGAGCATCACCGGCACATATGGCCGCGTCGTCTTCATGACACGGTACACGATCAATGGCGTGATGACCGGCGTTGCGGAAGAACTTGACTATGACCTGCTGTTCGACTGCGCGACCGTGTTTGACGGCGGCGACGTGACCGACTTCCTCGAGCTCAATGACGGTTCCGCGCTCACGCTGAATGACGGTTCCCAACTGACGCTCGAAGGCTACGTGACGCAGTTCTATGCAGGTCAAGAGGTCCATATATACGCCGGCGGTTTCTATTTCGGGGAAATCGCGGTGCCTGAAACAGGAATCATTTCCGGCTTCTCGCAGTATGGCGAAGTGATCGCCGGTCTCCGGTTTGACTGGACGTTCCACCCGCTGTTCATCAATTTCGATGGCGGTCAGCCGGTCGGCCAGGCTGAGCAGCGGCGGAAGATTGCCAAGATGCTGATCACGGTGCGCGATACGCAGGAGTTTCGCTGCGGCAACCGGATCTTCGGCAGCTACCGCGGTGGCGAGGACATGGAACAGCCGGTTCCCGAGCGCGACGCAACATATCGGTATCGCGAGACCGGTCGGTCTTACGATCCTGACGTTGATCTTGGCACCACGTTCCCCTGCAAATTCAAGCTTATCGAACTGACAACGAGGTTGACGGTCTAATGCAAGCGATCGCACCAGTTCTCGGCCTCGCTGGCGGTCTCGTCAGCGCCTACGGCCAATATCAGGCGGGCAACCAAGCGGCGGCACAATCGCAGCGCGCCGCGCAGGTCGGCCGCGTGCAGGCTGATCAGATTGATGCGAGCTATCGCGACGAGCTGAACTCGACGATCTCAAACATCCGGGCGATCCGCGCTTCCGCCGGGGTCGGCGCCAACTCGCCGACGCAAATGGCGATCGAGGCAAAGCAGCAGAAAACGAGCGATCGAGACCGGAAGATCGAGGTCGGTTCGAAGCGCATGCAGGCGAGGCAGGACGAGGATGATGCCCGCTTCCGCCGATCGTCGGCAAGAATGGCGCTGTTCGGCGGTGTGGCAACCGGACTTTCGAAGTTTGCTTCGTCCGGTGGTTTTTCCGGCAGCACATACGCTCTCGGAGGCTGATCGATGGCAAAACTTCCTGAAATTCAGCCGCGCGGCGCTATCACGCGCGGCCCCGTCTCTTCGGTCTCTCCTGCCGAAGTCGCGAACCCGTTTCAGCAGATCGCCAACGCGCTCGATGCGGCCGGAGAAGTATTCGAGCGCAAGGATGTGGCAGACGCTTCCAACGACGGCGCGAACGCGGTCTATCGCGATGCCGACGGGAATTTGAAGGTCGATCTGCAGTCGAACATTTCGGCGCGTGGCCGGGCCTACAATGCCGCCGCGCAGCAGGGATATGCCGCCCGCCTGGCGGGTGACATCCGCGCTCGCGGTACCGCCCTGCAGAACGAGGCGAAGGGCAACGTCGACACATTCAACGCTTCGTGGAAGGCGTTCCGCGACCAGACCTTAACCGCCGTGCCGAAGGATTTCCGCGGCGCTGTTACGACGATGCTCGACACCGAGGGGCCGCGCTTTGCTCTCGGAGTGTCCGAGCAGAAGCGAACGGCGGACCTGAAGGAATTCGAGGGCAACATCAAAGCTGAAATCCAGCTCCTCGATGACGACATGTCGGCGCTGGCGCGCGCCGGCGGCGTGTCAACTGATGCCTATAAGCAGAAGCAATCGCAGCTTCATACGCTATGGGATCAGCTCGCGACCAACCCTGATTTCGTAGTTGGCGAGAAAGAGGCCAAGATCGCTGTTCAGCGCATGGAGTCTCGGCACCTCTCCGAGTCCATGCTGAGCACCGTCGATCGCGCGCTTGCAACCGGCGGAATCGCTGAAGCGAGGAAGATTTCGCGGTCCATACTCACCGACGAAAAGCTTGCCCTGACGCCGGCCGAACGTCGCCAGTATGCGGGGCTCGCCAACGAGCGGATCAACGGCTTCGCCGCCCAGGCAAAGGCCAACCTGAAGCCGACGCAGGATCGATCGAAGACGATACAGAAGCGCCTCAAAGAAGGTGTCGGTCTCGATAACGACGATATCGATCTGACCGCGGCGGAACTGGCGCGCGGCGGGGACATGGCCGGCGCAATGGAGCTCTACTCCGCCCGGGCAATGGCAAGGACGCTGCAGACCTTCAAGCTCTCTGATAACGAACAGCAGGTCGCGATGGCGGAAACTGCGATTGGCAATGCCAACCGCCCGTCTCCTGGCCGGTCCCGTCCGGTTTCTGTCGCTCCTCAACTTTCCGGCCGCATGCAGCAGGCGATGAAACACTACATTGCCCGGGGGGGCAGCCCGGTCATGGCGGCGGGTATCATCGGCAACCTCGTGCAGGAGTCGAGCTTGAACACGTCGGCGCTCAATCCGGGCGACGGAACCGACGGTTCGGACTCAATCGGCCTCGGCCAGTGGAACGGTCCTCGCGCAAAAGCGCTCAAGGCTTTCGCTGCAAAGAGAGGCGCGTCTCCCGACGACTTCTCTACTCAGCTCGATTTCGTTCTTCACGAGCTGGAAACGACGGAGGGCGCTGCCTACGAACGGTTGAAGGCTGCTCGCACTGTCGATGAAGCGACCGCCGCCATGATCGGCTATGAACGCCCGGCTGGCTGGTCGCCAGGTAATCCGCGGGGCGGACATGGCTGGAATAACCGTCTCGCCATGGCGGCAAAGGCGGCTGAGTTCGAGGGCCTGTCCGGTGAGCTGATCGCAGCCGAATCCGGCGCCGTCGATCCCGAGCTGGTCAAGGAATACCGTGCTGAGATGACGCGCGACTCCAAGGCTCTCTTCGACGACATCAAGTCGGGCTACGACAAAGGCCTGACGCCGGCCGTGAGCGACATCGACCTTCTGACGCGCCAACTTGCCATCGTCGACGATCAGGATTTCCGGAAACAGGTTGCCGACTATTTCAGCAGCCAGGCGGCAACGGAGGCGATCGCCGGCATGGCGCCGGCACAGGTCGAAAACCTGATATCCGCACTTCGCTCGGACGCCGCCGACGGCGCGACGATCGCGCAGCAGCAGATCATCACGGGCATGGAAGAGGCCGAGAAGGCACGCGCGCAGGCGCTCAAGGACGATCCGCTCGGATACGCCATGAACCGCCGGATCGTTCCCCCTCTCCCGCCGCTCGATCTGTCGCAGCCCGATACCTGGGCGCAGTCGTTCCAAGCCTATCAGAACGGCGTCGACGTGCTCCGCGCGCGTGGTGAGGTAGGCAACATCTCGGCGCTTCGTCCAGAGATACAGGCGCAGGTGCAGCGAGCGCTCGCGGGGGCAACGCCGCAGCAGTCCGTGCAGCTCCTCGGCGCCATGGCTCAAGGTCTGAGCCCTGACACCTATCAGGCAACGCTCAGCAAGATCGCTGCCAGTGGCGATGGCAAGGCCACGGCTGCGGCCGGCGCGCTGGTGATGGAGAACCCCGAAGTCGCCGAAGGTGTCCTTCGCGGCACTGCTCTGCTGCGGGAAAATCCGCGCCTCGCGCCTTCGAAGACAGATGCTAATCTGTCCGCAATCGACGACATTCTTCCGACGAGGGCGTTTGCTCCGTCTCTGGAAGCCTCGCGGCAGTCCCTCCTCGAAGCCGCCACTGCTCGCTATGCTGATCTCTCCAATCAGAGCGGCGACACCAGCGGACAGCTCAGCGACGAGCGCATGCAGCAGGCAATCACCGAAGTGACCGGCGGCCTTGTCGACATGAACGGGTATTCTGTGATCGCGCCGCGCTACGGCCAGACACAGGACGATTTCGACAAGACGCTTACCGCGCTCACCGATCAGGATCTCGCGGGCGCGGTCACCAGTTCCGGCCAGGCGGTCCGCGCCAGCGATCTCAGGAATGAGGGCCGGCTACGGGCGATTGCGGACGGCCGATATATCCTCGAATTCGGGAATGCCGACTACCCCACCTATGTCATGCGCCAGCCTTCGCCGGGGTCGTACACTGAACCGTCGGTCTTCGTGCTGGATCTGAGGAACCGCTGATGGCGATGCTTGTTGACGATCAGCAGATCCGGTCCGCGCTGCAGGTCGCGGCGCGCAGCCCGTTCGAAGGCGTTGATCCCGGCTTTGTCGAGCGCCTGAAATCAGACTGGACCGCGATGCGGGAATTCTCGAATTCCAACGCCGATCACCGCAACGCGCTTGCGGCGCAGAACGATTTTCAGGTCCGGTTCTTCAAGGAAAGCGGGCAGCGCCTTCCCGGCTGGATCGACAGCATGAACTTCAACGCGATGGAGGTCGCGAAGAAGCAATTCGACGCGTGGAAGGGAAGCCACCCCGAAAGCGAACTGACCTTTCCGACACCCGAAGAGTTTCGCGCGCGTGCCGATGCGAAAGCGCTCGAGGCGCGCGGCGCTTCAGAGGATTTGCAGAGGCGGTCGACAGGATGGTCCTCGGCGATTGGTGGCTTCCTCGGTACAGCCGGCGGGGCGATGACGGATCCGATCAACCTGCTTGCAGCCGGGTTCGGAGCGTCTGCATCCGCCGGCATTCTCCGCACCGCATTGACTGAGGCCGGTATCGGCGTGGCGTCGGAATCCATCATTCAAGGTGCGACGATCGATCGGAAGCAGCGGCTTGATCCGACGTTCTCGGCCGGGGATGCTCTGTTCGAGATTGGCGCAGCCGGCGTCGGTGGTGCTGTGCTCGGCGGCGGTATCAAGGGGCTTGCCAACCTGTGGCACCGCGCTAAGACAGGCGAATGGCCCCGCCACGTGCGCGACACCGCAAACGTGCTGACCCGCGAGGCGGCTATTCCAGAGAGCCGGTTTTCCAAGTCTGTGCAGGGCGAGTCCGCTCACCGCGCAGCGCTTGCCAAGGCCATCGACGATCTGACGGCAAGCCGTCCCGTCGAGCTGCCGCCGGAAGCCTTCGCACAGGCAAACGCGCGCCCTGGCCGTGTCTATGATGCCGACGGCAATAGCATCGGTGTCAGCTATGAGGTGGTGGAAGCGTCAACTCTCATCACCTCTCACGGCGACGATCTCACTCCGAACCCCGCGTTCCCGCCGGAACTGCAGCCGCGCGATCGTTCCCGCGCCCTGTCGCAGGATCAGATTTCCGGTATCGCCGCCAATCTGCAGCCCGAGCGTCTCGGATTCTCGCCACAGGCCGAGTCCGGTGCACCGATCGTCGGTCCCGATGGGCTGGTGGAAAGCGGCAATGGCCGGGTGCTCGCGCTGCGCCGCGCCTACAATCAGGGCGGCGTGCCGGCCGACAATTACCGCAACTTCCTACGCTCCCAGAATTTCGATGTCGAAGGGATGAATAATCCCGTTCTCATCGCCCGGCGCGTTACGGATCTTGAAGATGCCGCCCGCGTCGGCTTTGTCACCGCTGCGAACCGCTCCACGGCTATGCGCCTCGGTGCAGCCGAACAGGCGCTTTCCGATGCAAGGCTTCTTGATGGTCCATTGCTCGACATGCTCGAAGGGTCGGACATTCGAGCCGCCGGCAATCAGCCCTTCGCCCGCGGTTTCATGTCGAAGCTGCCGCGCTCGGAACAAGGATCGCTGATCGACAAGGATGGGTTCCTGTCGCAAGACGGTGAGCGACGGATCACCGCCGCGCTGATGGGCCGGGCCTATGGCGAGCCGGTCTTGCTCGGCCGCGCGCTCGAGGACACCGACAACAACATCAAGAGCATTGCCGGTGCGCTTGCCGATTCCTCGGCGCCATGGTCGAAGATGCGCGATGCCGTCTCGCGCGGTGAAATTCCCGCCGGAATGGACATCACCGACGATCTGCTGAATGCGGTCCGCCTGGTCATGAAGGCACGCGACGAGGGCCGCACGGTCAAGGATCTGGTCAATCAGGCTGAGATGTTCGGCGGTCCGGACGAATTGTCGAAGATCATGGCGCGAGCGATGTTCTCCGACATGGATCTCCGCCGCCCCGTCGGCCGCGCACGCCTCGCCGAATTCCTCCGCGACTATGCGGAAGAGGCGATGAAGAACGATGCCGGGCCGCGCCTCTTCGGCGAAGCGCTCGGCGCCGGCGATATCCTGAAGTCCTCGCTTGAGCGCGTCGGCCGCAATGACCTGCTGCGGGTCGCTGAGGAGCGTCTGACGCCTGAGGCGGTGGAGAAGCTGGATGATGATCCGTTGACGGCGGAAGCGGCCATCATGGACGCGCAACGCTTGCGTGCGGAGCGTTCCGGTATCAAGGTCGACTTGGGCGACGGTCTAGGTGAGCGCTCGCTAGACGACATCCTCGACGAGGCGGACGAGGAGATTGCCGCCGCTGCTGAAATCGAAGCCTGCACGATCGGACGGGATCAGACACAATGAGCATTGCCAACTGCCTGACGAAACTCGTCGCTGCAAAGCAGATCACTCAGAAGCAGGCCGATGACGCTCTCGCCCTTCACGAGGGACTGCAGGGGCGTTTGTATCCAACGATGGGTCCAACGTCGGCGGAAGCCGCCAGCGCGCTTGAGGCGGCGCGTGTGATGGCGCAGGCGGCACAGGAACGCAAACTGATGGCAGCGAAGCAGGCCATCGCCTACGCGTCCGCTATTGACCGCATGGAGAAGCACCCTTCCGGCAAGACCGTCGGCCTTCAGAGCATGCTCGTCCGCGACAATCTCGAAGGCGGCGCGGCCATGGGAACCGCGATCCACATCGACGGCCACAGCGAGAACGTGACGAAGCGGCTCCTCGGCATGATGGATGGCGCGATGAAGCCATATGCCTCGCGGCTGGCCGGTCTGAGACAGGACACGGAATCCATCTGGAATGTCGTGCGCGAGCTGTTCGGCGAGGACACCGGCGACGATGCGGCAAGGTCGGCCGCAGAAGGATGGAAAAAGACGACGGAATATGCCGTTGCCAGGGTGAAGTGCGCCGGCAAACCCCTCTCCGTGCTTGAGGACTGGCGCCTGCCGCAGAACTGGGACAGCAGCCGCGTCAAGCAATTCTCGGAGCAGCAGTTCGTTCATGACCTGATGACCGAGTTCGAGGCCGGAAACCTGAAGGTCATGGACAAGCAGGGCCAGGGCGAGGCACCGCGCGCTGCCGTCGGCGGTATCATCGCCAATGCCTACAAGGATATCACGCTCGGCAAGGCGAATAGCGGCGCCGGCGGTTTCTCCAATCAGCTCCGCGTCTTCCGGTTCCAAAACCCTGACGCCTATATCCGCCTGATGCAGAAATACGGGATCGGCGACGGCGGGCTCTACAACACGATGATGGGGCACCTTGGCGGGATGGGGCGAGAGATCGCCACCGTCGAGATCCTCGGGCCAAACTACGAGGACAATTTCCGCCGGCTCCTCGATGTCGCCCGCGAGGATGACGCGGTTCGAAACAAGGCGATCGGCGCCAAGCTCAAGCGCTCGCTGACGATGAACAGCCCGGCCGCGGTGCAGCGGACATATGACGCGGTGACCGGAAAGCTCGGGGTCGCGCAAAGCGAGCTGATCGCGGGAATCGGTGGCGGCTTGCGTAACCTGCAGACGGCGGCGCGCCTTGGGTCGGCGACGATCGCGGCCCTGCCCGGCGATAGTTTCACGGCTTCACTGGCCGCAAACCACAACGGCATTCCGGCAACTGCCGTTCTTGGCCGTCTCGTCCGCGATCTCGCCAACGACAAGGAAGCTGAGGCGATCGCGCGCCAGGTCAATTTGACTGCCGCCTCGATCATGGATCACGCTTTGGGCTCGAGGCGCTTCGCTGACGAGGTGGTGGGGCAAGGCTTCACCGGCCGCGTCGCTGATACCACGATGCGGCTCACCGGTATCAATGCTTGGACCGAAGGGCTGAAACGCGCCTGGGCGATGGAGTTCAATGGCTTCATTGCCCGGCAGGCCGATCGCACCTTTGGCGATCTTGATCCGGCATTCGGCGGCTTCCTAAAACGCTATGGGTTCACGCCCAGGCAGTGGGACAAGTTGCGCGCCACCCCGCAGATCGAGGCAGATGGCGCCAAGTTCTTCGACGTGAACGGCGTCGAGGATCAGGAGCTCGCCGATCGGCTGATGTCTGCCATTCTCGACGAGCGTCGCTTTGCCGTCATCGAGCCCGACGCGCGCATTCGCGGCGCCATGTCGGCGGGGCTGCAGCGCGGCACGTTCATGGGAGAAATCGCGCGCTCTGCCACCCAGTTCAAATCCTTCCCGATGACCTTCATGATGACGCACATGATGCGCGCGGCGATTCAGGATGGTGCCTGGGGCAAGATCGCTGCCGGCACCAAGCTCGTCGGTCTGATGACGATCGCCGGGGCGGTCACTTCACAGATGCAGTCCCTCGTCGCAGGCCGCGACCCGCAGGATATGAGCACGCCGGAATTCTGGACGCAGGCTTTCATCCGCGGCGGTGGCGGCGGCATGCTCGGCGATCTCGTCTATTCGTCTTCCACGCGCGGCGGCGACGGGCTGAAGGAATACATCCTCGGTCCTGCGCCCGGTACCATCATCTCGGCAACTGGCGACCTCTCGCAGGCTCTCATTGGCGATGGGAAGATGACCGGTAAGATGCTGGCGCAGCATATCAAGGCGTGGACACCCGGCTCGTCGCTGTGGTTTTCGAAGATCGCAACGGACCGTCTCCTCTTCGATCAAATCCAGGCCATGATCGATCCGAATTACCGGCAGTCGTTCGCGCGATACGAGCAGCGGATGAAGAAGGACTTCGGGCAAGCCTTCTGGTGGCGCCCGGGCGATGTAGCACCCGATCGCGGGCCGCGACTGCCTTAGCGCTTGCGCTCACCGAGCAGCTTATCGATGACCTTCTGTTGTTTTTCGAAGGCTTCCAGCAGCCTTTCTATGCGCTCATCCACAGCGCTGTGTTTGAAAGATGCTTCAAGACGGGACACTATCTCTGCATTCAGTGATCGACCGGATTCCTCTGCTGCTGCCGTGAGTTGAGCCCGTAGTGGCGGCAACATCCTGAGCCCGAATGGGGCAATATTTCCGATCTTTTCACCGCCTGTTTTCATGACTGCACTCTGTAGTCAAAATGCAGTTGCCATCAATGACTACAAAGTGTAATTAGCTACATTATGTAACTATATGGTTGCTAAAGGGGGAACGCAGGTGAAGGCGAAAAAGCCGCCGTTCGGACTCCGCATGCCAGAAGACGTGAAAGCTTGGGTTGCACGTCAGGCACAAGAAAACATGCGATCTCAGAATGCAGAGATCGTCATGGCACTTAAAGAAAAAATGGATCGTCTGGCCGCTATAACTATTTCTGAACAATAGGCCGGCGAAGCGCGCGTGAAACAGGGTCGCGAAACATCATCAAGGACAGTCGGAAAGTGGACGATGCTCCTCTATTCGTATCAGGCAGACGAGGTTTTCTCGGCAATGTGTTGAGTGGGTCTCTGGCGGCGGCTGTGCCGCCAGAAGTTGCGCGTGCAGCATCTGACGATCGGTCGGAAATGGAGCACGTCGAGGCGCTGTTCAAAGAATATGAAGACGCCCGCAACGAGGTAGAGGCGGCCCCGGCAGGTGAGAGGTGCTGGCGCCGCGCAAGACGACGGGAGACCGATGCATTACACGCTCTCCTCTCGTACCAAGACAAGAGCGTCTCAGCCTTCAAGATCAGGGCCGATTGCATCCAGGCCATCATTGAGCGGGACAATCTCTGTCGCCGCAATTTCGGGGCCGATGGTGATGCCTTCGAAGTCTTCATAAACTCGGTCGCCCGCTTCTAGCCCTGTGCTTTGCAGGGTTTGGCATGCGCGGGGATTATCCTGCGCATGTCTATCACCTCTCCTGACGATCGCATCAGCTTCTATAACCCCGTCGTCGCCACGACGGAGTTTCCGGCACAGTTTCCGGTCTTCGACAACGACGATATCAAGGTCTTCGTCGATGGCGTAGAGCGTGACGACTTCGCGGTTACCGCGACCTACACAGAGGGCGTCTCGACCGATGCCAAGGCGGTGTTTGCCGTCGGCATCACCGGTCACGTCCAGGTCGTAGGGGCGCGTGAACCTCATCGAACAAACCGGTTCAACAATGGCGGCCCTCTGCCAGTCAGAGACCTGAACCTTGCGCTCGATACTGTCGAGTCTGAGGTTCAGGAGCTTCGCCGAGATATGGGGCGCGCCGTGTTGGCAAGCTACGGGTCGAGCGGCCCCGCATTGCCGGCGCCAGACGGAAATAAGCTGATAGGTTGGAACGGTGCTGGTGAGCTCGAGAACAAGGCGTCTGAAAGCGAAAGTGTTGCAGCAGCTGAGGCAGCAGCTGAAGCCGCATTGGCTGCAGCGAACGCAGGATACCTGTTCGACAGCGAGAGCGCATTTGAAGCAGCAAACATCCCGCTTGTGCTGCAGCGCGCAGTGGTCGGCATCGGAATCGACAAGCACGACAAGATCCGCATCTCGACGCCGTCGCCTGCAAAACCTTGGCACAAGCAGAGTGCTGATGGAGCGTGGTGGCAGATTGACGTGCCCGCTGTTACTCTCGGCATGCTGGGCGGGACTCGTACTTACGCGTCCGACAACAGGCAGGCTTTTTTCGATGCGGTTGAATACGCGCAGACCTTTGATGTGCCTGTGCGCGACTGCGGCGTTTACGGCATCGTCGGAAATGTGGAAATCACCGGCACTCCGGTGACGATCGAGGGTGCGGTCGGTGCTCCTCATATCTGGTTCGGAACGAGCGATGATGGCGACAGCCTGCGCCCAGGCTTTAAAGATGACATCCCCGGCCTCGTTTTCATCTTCAAGAACGGCGGCACGCCAACCAGCTTTTCACTCACGAACCGCACTGACGATTACGCGACGGTGACGCCGTGCCTTGCGGTCTCGTCGGTGCAAAACACAATTCGCCGTCTCGCCATCGTGCAAGACATGAATGTCTTTGACGCAAGCGGAAACTACAACGATATCGCTGAGGTTGCCGCTTCGCTTGCTGATGATTTCGACGTTGGCGTATTGGTCAACGACACTAGGCAAAATCTTTTCGATGATGTGACTGTCTTCGGCTATTTCTCGAAGGCCGGCTATGTCGTTCACAGCAAGTCCGGAGATGACGACCCAGACTATAATCAATGGATCGGTGGGTCGGCTTACGGTCGCCACGGCGTTGCGCTAATTGGCGCCAATGACGCGCCGGCCGCTTATGGGCTCAGCGGATCGCAGTTCTACGGCGTCAGGATCGGATCTAAAGACAGCAAAGCCCGCGTAGCGACAGATAGTGCAACTGCGCATTACTCTGGCGCCGCAGATTGGCGTTGCCTCTACATTGATGGCGACACAGACGGCTCAACGGCGGAAATCAACGGTCACTACTTCACAAACTGCGTGTTCAGGACCGCGTCCGATCGCCTGATAGAGCTTGACCACGCTTCCAACGTTGTTTTCGCCGGCTGCATCTTTGAGCACAATTTCTATAGTGTCCCGAACTCGACTTCGACGCCGACGTTCATTGCCTCTGCGAACACAAAGAAGGGCGTTCAATTCCTGGGTTGTCGCATCAACTACCTGACGATGATCTTCCACGCGGATTTCGTCGGCGCATTGGCAGCCGGTATTGGCGTGTTCGTACAGGGAGATCCGATCCAGTCTCGTGCGGGTTGGGTCTATTCTGATCCAAATGTTGTCGGCGGCTATGCCGCAACGATTGTCGGTGGAGATGGGAACGTTGGCGACCCATCGGTGCAGTTTACGAAGGATGCGAACAATCAATCGGCAGGCTGGAAGATCCTTATGGATGTTTCGGCGGGAGATCCAATTCAATTTCGTTACGCGGGGTCATCTGTATTCGACATCAATACAACCGGCGTTCGCGTCCCGGCGGCAGGTGAACGCAGGCTAATTCACGAAGTGCCGGGCGCGCTCACCATCAGCGGGGATGCCATAACAGTCACTCGCTCGTACCATCTCATCGCGACCGAAGGCGGTGCGTCTACCGACGATTTGGTCAACATCAACGGCGGGGTCGCCGGCATGCGGCTCTTACTGCGCTGCTCTAATTCGGGCCAAACGATTACACTGCGCCGAACCGGAAACATCCGTTTAGATGGCTCAACGGACAAGGCTATAGCCACAACCGGAAGCTATATAGAGCTTTTCTGCGATGGCAGTCTGTGGCGTCAAATATCGCCGGTCATGGTGACTGGGTAACGATTACCAATTCGCCGAGATGATACGCCCGTCGCAATCCTTGTAGACGTGGAACGGGAAAAACCGGCTCACGTCAGCAAAGCTCCACGAACCCAACGGGATCCCTGTCGGAACCTTCTTGACGATCACGCTGATATTGTAGCCGTAGACCTTCACGGAAGCCTTGCTGCAATCGAAGCCTGCCTGAATGAGGTTGTAGATCAACGTTCCTGGATTAAAGAGATTGATGTGTCCGCTCACCAAGTCGTGCTTAAGAGGCGGGACAGAGACCGCCAAAACGCCGCCGTCGTTGAGGTCGGAATACATCTTCTCAAGGAATGAACCAAGATTGCGAATGTGTTCCAGAATGTGGCTGGCCCAAATGCAGTCGAATTTTCGGCCGAGGTCGATTGTCTCGTAATCTCCAAGGATGTCTGGCTTGAACTTGTAAAAATGGCCGGCGTCCAGGGTCGTGACCGTCTTTCCCTTTGAGGCTAGGAATTCTGCGTGGTTCCCTGCGCCGCAGCCAATATCAAGGACGGTCTGGAAATCGAAATCCTTCACCAGTTTTTCGATCGCATCGTTGCCGAGAAAATCCAACGTCGATACCGGCTTCGGTATCCTGTTTGTCCATCCTGAATCCGCAACACTCATATTTCCCCTCCTTGGTTCAACGGAGCGGGACACTAGGAAAAGTTGCGCTCGTTTACAACCCAGTTCTGACGACAACAGCCTGCCATTGAGTGCGTTTTTATTGCCCTTGTTGGTGTGCTTTGCGCCTCCCCTCCCCACCGCCGATTATCCCCACATCTTCTGCAGGGGCGATGGTCATGAGCAACGAATTCGAGAGGGCACTGACGAAAACGCTGATTCATGAAGGCGGATACGTCAATCACCCGAAGGACCCGGGCGGCGCGACCAACCAGGGCGTCACACAGCGGGTCTACGATGACTTCCGCCGCCAGATGAAGCTGACCACGCGGCCGGTGAAGGGAATGACCTCGGCCGAGCGCGACACGATCTACCGCCAGCGCTACTGGAATCTAATCAAGGGCGACCTGCTGCCCGTCGGCGTTTCCTATGTCGTCTTCGACGGTGCCGTGAACTCCGGTGTCTCTCAGTCGGTCAAGTGGCTGCAGCGCGCACTCGGCGTCAAATCAGATGGCGTCGTCGGTCCCGCCACGCTCACCGCCGTTCAGGCGGTCAACGATCATGACGCTCTGATCTCGAAGATCGTCGAGCGGCGCATGAAGTTCCTCAAAGCGCTGAAGACGTGGAAGACCTTTGGCAAAGGTTGGACCCGGCGCGTCAACGGTGTTCTTTCGACCGGTCAAGCTTGGGCGAGTGGTTCTGTCGGTCCCGCGATCGACTACGCGCCTGGTGGCGAGGCCAAGGCCTATGTCGAGGATGCCAAGAAGGCGCCTTCAACCGCCCCGGGCGACACGGCTGCTGGCGCCGGCAGCATCGGTGCGATCTTGACGCAAGCGCAGCAGGAGCTCGCTCCGTATATCACCATTGATTTTGTCGCTAAGGTCTCGGCCGCTCTGACGCTCGCGAGCGTCATCGTTGCCGTCGGCGGCATAGCCTACCGCGTATGGGCCGCACGCAGGGCAAAGGAGATCGCAGACGCGATCGATGCGGTGCCCGCATGATTGGACGCTACTTTGCAGCGACTCTCATCGCAATCCTGATTGCTGTGGCAGTGATCGCATATGTCAAGGGGCGGCGCGACGGGCGTGTCGGGCAGCTGCGGGATAGCGTCGAGGCATTCCAGAATAGGGGCAAAATCGACAATGAGACGAACGCTCTTAATCGCAGCGCTGTGTGTCGTCGCCTTGGCGGGGTGCCAGAGCAGTGCGACGAACTGCGCCGGATGGACGAAGCCGCCGCAGGTGAATGACCCCGTCAGCTTAGTCGATAGGGAAGAACAATTGGCCCGATGGGTCGTGTCGACCGATGCCTTTGGCAGACGTCAGAATTGCTGGAAGTAGCTCGAGCGAAATGGCAGATGTGGACGCTAGGCCTGCGGCGAAAGAGGCAAGATCGATGGCTATCAATTGGTCAAATGTCAACGTGCCAACGATCATCGCGGTAGGCTCGCTGTTTTGGTACATGGCACAGGACAACGCCAACATCAAAAGCCAGCTCACCGAGCAGGAACGATATGCCGGTGTTCGTAGCCAAATGACCGACAAGAACTTTGCGGACCTGAACGCCCAGGTGAAGCAGATGCAGGATCTGCCTTTCCGAATGGGCGCGCAGGAGGCGAAGACGGCCTCTCTGAGCGATCGTGTCGACCGGTTGGCAGATGCGATCCTGGCCAATCAGGAAGCGCTGCGAAAGGACTTCAATTCTGCCGTCGAGGTGATCCGCAAGGACTTTTCCGGCCTGAGCACGAAGGTCGAAGTCCTCGATAGCAAGATGGATTCCATCATTGACAAGCCCCGTCAGGGAGCTTCCATTCCTATGCAACCGCGCCTGTGAGGTCACCATGACAAAGGTCCCATCTCTCACGGAAATAGACGCGCTGGCCGATGAGGATATTCTGTACGTTTGGGATGCGAGCACTCCGAGCACGCCAGACAAGAAGATGCTAGGGTTGAAGCTGCGACCGGCCGGCTCCAAGATCACGCACTATCTGCGGTACGAGTCGACGATCGTCATCCCGGCCATCAACGCCGCGACGGAAGGATCGGCGGCCATCACCGTTGCTGGTGCAGCCGTCGGCGATCACGTCGTCTTCAACATGCGGGATGCATTGCCGGCCGATCTCGGCATTACGTCGGTGCGCGTCTCGGCGGTCGATACGGTGCAGGTCCGATTCCGCAATTTCCACACCGCGAATAACTATGCTGGTGGGACGCTGGCCTGCGACGCTCTGGTGATCCGCTCGATAGCGGCCTGA